CCCTTCCATGTGATCATACTCATGTTGGAAGATTCGTGATTCAAGTCCGTGCATTTCTACCTGTACCAGTTCCCCGTCCACATCATAGTATAGACAACGAATACCCTCTGATCGTTGCACCTTCAACCACAGGCCTGGCCATGTCAGACAGCCCTCATCCATAATTATCCTATCAAGATGATACTCTGTGATCAGGGGGTCAAAACAGGTGATCGTCTCTTTTTTCTTAATATCTGAATACATGATGAAGGCACGTTCTTGAATACCAATCTGATTCGCAGACAGACCGATACCCTGATAATGTTCCATTGCACTGAGCAAACGATCATGTAGTTCCTTGCGGTCCAAACCAATAGAACAGGACTCTAGTGGTTTTTTTAGAATTGGGTCCGTTACAGAAACCAAGCGGTCCATCTTCCATCCGTTCTCCTGTATACTCTTCATTACATCTAGTTCGTGTTGTGTGTAGTGTGGTTGCTTATGCCATCCGTCTGTATTAACTGTCATTATGTTCTCCCATAAAAAGTTGTACCAAAAATTGGTAGAGTTTGTTTATCAAACAAATACCACGCACAATTGTCTTTGCCTGTCATATTACCAAACCACTTAATTCGGCCTACACTTATAATCTTATGTAAAAACGGCATATAAGGTTGACTCTGTTTAGTATGCATCCAATCTGCATCAAATAAGAGCCATGTGGGTTTTAGTGGAGCAAAGTGATCTATCATAGGATGAAGCACTTTCCTGTCCCATGGCGGGTTTGTAATTACATATTTTGATTCCAACAATTCATTTTCTTTTACGTCTTTATAATCCTGAGTCGGTATACCTTTATACTGTGGTTCAATGTCACTTGCCCACATACATACACCCCCTGTTTTAAGATGGTTTATCAATGCACCATCACCAGCACATGGTTCTGCAAAAGTAAAATGTTTCGGTAGATGTTCAATAAGAGGTTCTACTGCTTCCATCGGTGTGGGGTAGAAGTCTCTTGGTTTTCTCTCAAAGTCTGATCGTTTACCCATTAATCCACCACATGACTGAAGTTTTTGACTTTAGAAAATCTTATTGTATCTTTGAACTTGTCTGCAAGAGCATCCTGTTTATGACTGATCACAAATACGTTTTCATCACCAAGTGTATTTAGAATTTTTAGAAACTCATCTGTGCCTGTACCGTCCAAAGAGCTATCAAAGATTTCATCCAGTATCAACAGGTTTGTGTTAGTACTGTTCTTCATCTTTGCAACTGCTCTCCAAGTAAACAACAGTGCAAGGTCAATACGCATCTTCTCACCTTCACTAAATGAATCGTAGGTAAACTCATCACGATACCGTGACTTGATAGTTTCCTCAAAGTTTTCATTCAGTGTAAAGTTCACATAGAACTCCATAGAGGTGAGGTAGGTATTGATCAATCTGTTCATGATAGGAAGATATTGCTTGATAACCTTGGTCTTGATACCCGTGTCCTGTAGCATATTCCTCGCGGCCTCTGCATAGGTCTTGTCTTCACGCAACTTGGACTTCTGCATATCAAACCCAGAAAGAGTTTCCTTCAACTCATCCAGTTTATTATGGTCACCCTTGTTGATTTCACCAGCAACCAATTGATCAATCTCCGACTGCAAAGTAGCATTGAATTTCTCAAGTTGAACAAGAGAACTATTCTCCTTTGCAACATGAACTTCATTTTCCCGAATCCTATTAGCAATATCTTTTATGTCGTTCTGTCGTGAGGTGACCTTGTGCAACTCATCTTTAAGTTCTTTTAGTCCACCATCAACTCTATCTGCTTCACCTTGTTTCTTATCAATCATATCGGCCTTGAAGATTTCATCAATATGTTGTTGGCAGGTTGGACAGTCCTCATTACTCTCAAAGAAACCAACCAGTTTAGTATGTGCCCTGTGTTTCTCTTTTAACTGCGATTGAATATCTTTTAATTTGTTATGTTTTGTATTTACGCTGTCATTGTCAGTAATTTGATTAAGGAGTTCAATGTTGTTTGTGTTATGGAATTTTATATCCAAATTCTTTTTGAAAACTTCTTCTTCATTTCCACCAATCAAAGAAGACTTCTCTTTAATTAGGTTTTCCTTATGCATGAATATTTCATCAATATATTTTTCTTGAAGGGTAATCTTTTCCTTTGTCAAACTATACTGGTAATCAACCTCACGCATGTCATCAACGATAGTCTTCAGCTGCGTCTTGAGAATCATATTCATCAGAGAGAAAATCTGTATGTCAAGAATTTCCTCGACAACCTCACGGCGGTGTTTAGACTTCAGCTGCATGAAGGGAATAAACGTAGATGAACCCAGAATAACAACCTGAGTAAAACTGCGATAGTTGAGTTTGAGTATTTGTTGCTCTAGATATTTCTGGTAGTCACGGGAGTTTGCATCTTGGTTATACATCTTACCATTGACGTAAATCTCAAACACGTTTGGTTTGATACCACGAACGACCTTAACCTTCTTGGTTCCAATACGAAACTCCACCTCTACCAGTGCAGCACTGCCATTGACAGAGTTTAGTAGTTGAGGTTTGTTAATATTGCGGAATGGCTTACCAAACAAACCAAAACAAAGAGCATCAAGAATAGTAGATTTACCTGCACCATTTTCTCCAATAATTAATGTGGTTGAATTTCTGTCTAACTGTATCTCTGTAAAGTTGTTACCAGTTGACAGGAAGTTTTTCCACCTGACCGTCTCAAAATGTATCATATTTCTAAATCTTGCGCCTCGGTGTAAAGTGACCGCATCGTATTTTTCAATCGGTCCTTGCTCAATGTAACATCCAGTTGGTCAATGTATTTCTCTAGGAGTGTCATCGTGTCTTCAGTATTGTTTACGATATCATCAGATACATTCTCAGCGTCCAACTCAGAGAAGTCTTCGATAATCTTGACCTCATATGCATCAGCTTGTAGCAACCTGTCTGTAAACTTGTCGAACTGGTAAAGGTCTTTCTTGTTTACCACAATCAGTTTTACATACTTCTCTTTATATCCAGACACATCTTCTTTGGTATAGTCTTTAATAGTATCGTCATAGAAAATCTTCTCAAAAATACTATGGGGGTTAAGAATACGTTCTAGTTCCCGGTTCTCTGTATCAAAGATGTGAAAACCTTTCGGGTCATCGTGATCACTCCATGTAATCTCATACGGAGTTCCCAGATAATATATCTGGCCATCATCGGATTTATGATGAAAGTGTCCACTAAAGCATAGGTCAAACCTACGGAACAATTCTTTATCAAATCCACCCTCTGATTTATGTCCCTTATGCATCTCAAAACCATCTACTTCTAAATGTCCCATCAAAATCTGTGCGGGTGAACGTGACAACGCATCTAGAGATTCTTCGTAGTTACCGGCATTAATCCACGGCATGAATTGAATTGGTATACCATCAAATTCTACAACCGTCGGGCCCGTGTATATATTACACCTGTCAGAACCTACCAACTCTTCCATTGAGTTGACTTCGTTGGTGTTCTTGTAAAATGTATCATGATTACCAATGATAAGATGAAGGTCAATTCCCAACTCTTGAAAACGACCAATGAACTTTTTACGAAAATCACTGGCAGTCCTAAAACTAATAAACTTCCTACGATCTGTAACATCACCCATGTGAACACAGGTAGTAATTCCTCTCTCAACTAAAGTGGGAAAGAATACATCGTCATAGAATTTGTAGAAATAGTCATTGATGTTTTGGTTATCATTTCTGGCACCAAAGTGAGTGTCAGTTATAATTGCAATCTTCAACGCTCATCACCCAGTACCGCCACGCCAACAATATCATCTTCCATAAAATTCTCTAGTCCCTTTTTACTTTTTTTTTCTACCGTCTTGGGTTTATACACATCTTCCATTGGAAGATTATCCATTGCAAAGGAATTATCAATACTATAGCTAGTTGAATCACCGGGCATCGTATCAAAAGATTGATAGTTACTACCTGCTATGATTCTATTTTTAACGTGGGTTTGCTTCTTTTCTTTTTGAATTCTTCGGATGAAGGCGTAGTAGATAATTTGCGTAAAGTATGCAAAGGGATTTGATGACTTCTCTGGATTGAAGTTTGAAGCATATTGAAGACAGTTTTCGATCCCATCAGATATCATGTCATCCTTGTATGTATAATTTATAAAGTTCGGCCGATAGGATAAATGTTGTGCAATCTTGAGAAAGCACTCACCCATATAATTTGTAACAGGTGGAATACGTTTTTCAGCATCCACTGCTTCTTTGCACTTCTCTTTCCACGCAACCATTTCCACAAGAAATGCTTTGTTGTCAACATAGTGTTCACCCTTTGCTTTTGCCATTAGGTACTCTCCTTAATCTTTATATACTATACTACATCTATAGGATTAAGTCAAGGATCATTATAATTTAAAAGAACCTTGACTCCACCAGAAAATAGTGTTATATTGATCTTGTCTTTGGTTATCAGAACTACATTAATGTATTAAATCACTATCTGTTTCTAGTTCATCTAATAGTTCATCGTAGATATCTTCATCATCATAATCATCCACAGTATCAATTTTTTCTGAACCTTCTAGTTTGTCTAATACACCTTCGTAATAGATACTCAAACCGGGAGATGCCGGTAACACAATAATAACATGTCTAGGATCGATTTCAAAATATCTCTGTTCTGTAAAGGGTTGTACCCATCTTGAGAGCATTAGAGATTCTGTCATACCTCTTCGCGTCACACTTGGGTGAACATTCATTAGTAATGGCCTTGAAATTTCATACTTTCCATCATCTTCAGATAATTCGCAAATGATGTTTTCACCACTAATGAGCTTTAAGATTTTGTATGTATCTGTATTCATTGTAGTTTTACCTTGCTAATTTCATAGTTGAATTGTTCTGCATTATATATATTTATGCGTTCTTGAAAGTGATTAAGCGTAAAGTTGCCCTGATTTCTAAACGTCAGGTCATCTGCAATGTCAAATATCAAAACGGAATCTTTATTTTCCCCCTGACGCAATCCTCTACCGATACTCTGGAGCACTCTAATTCTAGACTTACTTGGACTTGCGAGCACGATGTTGTGAATATTGCGAATGTTAATGCCAGTGCTAAAAGTTCCATACGAAGCAATGGTGATAGAATTTTTTTCACCCTCAACAATAGATCGTATCTCTTCTCTTTCTGTGGTGCTGGTTTTACCATAGATGAAAAATATCTTTCGCATTTTATCATCAAAGTATCCTTCGTCCTGAGCTTTTAAAACTGCTTGATGCAACGGTTTACCATGTTTCTAAACTAATTGATCTAGACATAGTGTATTGCCGGGAAGGTGCATCAACAATCCAGCAAGAAATTGATTTCTACGTTCATGTTCGCCTAGGAATTGTAGTTCCTCAGCATAAGTCATTCTCTCTCGTATATTCTCATGTTTTAGAATAATACACTTGATTTTAAGGTCAGCAAGAGATTTCTTCTCAATTAACTCTTTTGTAGTGGTGACTTTTTCAACAGGACCGAATAGACCTTCTAAAACTAGTTGGTGCGTCTGCGTCCCGTCTAGGGTGCCTGTAAGACCAAATCTGTACTTACATAGGTGTAACTTGGTCATGATGCCAGTAAGTGACTTGGCCTTAAACATATGCGCCTCATCACCAATCACACAACCAAACTGTTCAAAATACTTCTTTGGCAGTTTGTAGATAGACTGCCATGTAGAAATTACTACGTCCTTCTCAACCCTACTTGAATGTCCCTGATATACCTTCTGGCAGTATGTACCAGAGCTCCAACCATAGTCCTCAAAGTCTGAATACATCTGTTCCACAAGTGAGGTGGTGGGAACTAATATCAGGGTCTTTAACCCCATCATATGATAATAACGAACTAACGAGTAGATTATTAGTGATTTGCCCGAAGCAGTAGGACTAACAAGAAGAGCACGATCTCTGGAAATACCGTGATGTACGGCATCAATTTGGTAGTCACGCACTTTAAGGGATTTACCGGCGGATTTGGGTTTGAGTGACCTGATGAAATCTCTAACAACCTGACGTACAATACTCCGAGCATTTTCAACTCCTTCTTCTACTATATAGTCAATCTCGTTTTTCTGACAGAATCCTTTTATATACTGAAGCAACCCAAAGTATATCTCACCTGTAGCTGGAGAGAATAAACGTATCTTCCCATCCCACATTCGACTTCGATACATCGGCATAAATTTAAAACCGGGAACCTCAAAGGTAAAGAACTCCGTCAACTCTTGTCTAGTAGAATCTGTCATATCATCTAGAACTAGGTAGACTTCGTTTTTCTTAGATATACGCATTTTGTAATGTATGGGGTTCACCATAATGTCCTCGTATCAATATATTCCATGCAATACTTATGCGTTCATTCGAAGTGGGTGGAACCCAATGCATAAGCCAAGATGGAAAGAATAACGCAGTGTTAACAACTGAGTTAAATTCTATCATATTTGAGTTATCCCAATCAGGTGTGTTTCTTGGTTTTAAAATCGAGGATGCTGGTCTTGGATCAAAGAACTGAATAGGTGAACCTGATTGCAGATAGTAAACACCAGATAAAAAATTGTTAGAATGAGTATGCGGAGCGTGGGACTCTCCTTCTTTTAATTTATTACCCCACATATTAGTTATCTCAAGTTTATCAAATTCATATCCACCATCCTTTAGAATTTTTTCAGCTGATATCAAAACATTTTCTACTAGAGGTTTAAAGTAAGATATCTTATGTAGTTCATCATCATCACCTTTTTCTATACAGACAATCATATTCTTTCTATCAAATTTGATAATGTCCATTTTAACTTCGTGAATAGAAGTTGGAAAACACTTGTAAGTTTTTAC